ACTGCACAGCTTTTGTCCACCGCTCATCGCATTCTAGATGGCGAACAATACATAGATAAGACCAAGACTGGTCGTAATGTCAAGCGTTGGCGTTTGCCCGACGAGCGTGAGCAGCATCTATATTCAGCAACGCACATCAATCATCCGTCAGCCGTGTGGTGCCGTGCATCCAATAATAACTACAACTGGCTCTATTGTCACTTCTTAGGTTTGCTGGCCGAATACACACATCGATATGGCAAAACTCATAAGTGCGATAGCATGAGTGAATGGCTAATGCGGGCGCCTTACAACATTCGCGTCTTCCCGTTGACGCCTGTAACGCCAGCAATGCCTGATGAATACAAAGTGCTAAATGATAGTGTCGCATCGTATCGCAACTACTATCGCGTGGCTAAGGCGCGTATGCACAAGTGGACAAATCGTGAGGCACCAGAATGGATTTTTCAATCATAGGAGATACTAAATACAGATATGATTTATAGCTTTGAAGATACAGAAACAGGTGAAGAGTTTGAACTAGAGATGTCCTATGATGAACTCAAGGACTTTCTAGAAGCAAATCCAAATCTCAATCAAACATTTCGCATGAACATTGTTGATCCAGTAGGTGCTGGTATCAGTAAGCCGCCTTCAGATTTCCAAAAATATGTCCTAGGTAAAGTGAAAGAGAAGGCGCCAGGCGCGAACAAGGCCGCTTTAGAAAAGCGATGGCACATACCCAGAGAAGTATGAGTATAAAAAATAAACGACGAGTTCCAAGAGAGAGTGGTCACGCAGGTGATTCACTCTCTTTTGCTTTTAAAGGAGTAAACATGTCTAAGAAGCCTAAGAACAGAAACGCTAACAAAAATCAAGAAGCAGAAAAGAAGGCAGCACATTTTGAACTAAGACATATCAAACCACTCACACCAAATCAAGAAAAGGTATTCACATCGTATCAAAATGGCTATCATCTAATGCTTCACGGTTTTGCTGGAACAGGCAAAACATTCTGCGCTCTATACTTGGCACTAAATGAAATCTTGACAGGCAACTCAATATACAATAAAATAGTCATAATCAGGTCTGTAGTTCCATCACGCGATATGGGATTTCTTCCTGGTTCAATGAAAGAAAAGATTCAAGTTTATGAAGAACCATACCGCGAAATCTGCGATAGTCTATTTGGTCGTGGTGATGGTTATGATATTTTGAAGATGAAGGGATTGGTTCACTTCACGACAACATCATACTTGCGTGGTATCACATTCAATAATGCAATCGTGATATTGGATGAAAGTCAGAACTTATCATTCCAAGAATGTGATACGGTAATGACACGCATGGGTGATGAGAGTAGATTGATTGTGTGTGGTGACTTTAGACAGACAGACTTAACGAAACCTCATGAGCGTGAGGGAGTGACACAGTTGATGAAGATTACGAAAAAGATAAACACATTTGATCATGTAGAGTTTGCGAAAGAAGACATCGTTCGTTCTGGCCTGGTGCGCTCATACATAATACAGAAAGATGCAATGGGATTGTAACATGCCGAGACTAGTTCTTATCACAGGCGGATTTGATCCAGTACATTCTGGACACATCGAATATATTAATGCTGCTGCGAAACTTGGAGATTTTCTATTTGTTGGTTTGAACAGCGATGATTGGCTTACTCGAAAGAAGGGTAAGCCTTTCATGCCTTGGATTGAAAGACATATCATAATATCAAATCTAAGGAGTGTAGATGAGTGTTTTGCGTTTGATGATAGTGATGGTTCAGCGTGTGATGCGATTAGGAAAATCCGAGAAGAGAATCCAGACCACACGATTGTCTTTGCGAACGGAGGCGACAGAACTAAAGAGAACATCCCAGAAATGGAATGTGGAGTAGACGATATTGAATTCGTATTCGGCATCGGTGGTGAAGATAAGAAGAATAGTTCATCCTGGATACTAAAGAAATGGAACGAAGAATGAAGAGATTTAAAACATACATTGACGATAAGAAACCAGAAGTAGAAAAAGGTATAGAGATGAAGATGAATACGGTTAGTGAAACCGAAAAGGTTTCTTATGAGCCACACACTTCTTATGGTTTTAAAGGTGGAAAAGTTTTAGCTAGAAAATCACCTAGTTCTTCTGGTGGCGGCGGTAGTGGAAACGGCGGCGATTAATGAAGAGCTTCAAAGATTATCTAAACGAAAATACATTAGAAGATGTTCGCGCTCATGCAAAAGAAAAGGGTGTTAGTTTAGATATTGATCCACATTTTTCTAAGAATGCATATCATCTCCAGTGGATGGATCGTTCGAAAGGATCAAAGGGTGCAGGCAGAGAAGTCTTGAATAAACTTCATTCACATGCAGACAAGAATAAAAAAGAAATACATCTTGTTGCACATGAATCTAATCCAAAACTTGTATCATATTATAAATCTCAAGGTTATAAAGAACACGGCAAAACTGATGACGGCACTTATATGATTAGAAGGCCAAAGAAATGAAAAAGTTTAAGTTTGTTGATGGTCTTCCAGAACTAAAACAGTTGGACACAGACGAAAGCACCGGCGTAAGATATTACGTCACGCCAACTGGCAAAAAGCTTCCGTCTGTTACAACTGTTCTTGGACATTTTAAGAAGAAGTCTCTCATCGAATGGCGCAATAAAGTTGGTCATGAAGAAGCTGATAAAGTAATGTATCGTGCATCCACGCGAGGCACAAAATTCCATAACATGCTTGAAGGTTATCTCCGAAACGAAGAACACTTTCTTGATGATGTGATGCCAGACATGAAACAAGCCTTTCGTGACATTCAAGAAACACTTGACTTGATTGACAATATACATTATATTGAGAGTCCTCTATACAGTGAAAAGCTTGGTGTTGCAGGAAGAACAGATTGTATTGCAGAGTTTGCTGGTGTTCCTTCCATCATCGACTTCAAGACTTCGCTGAGACAAAAGAAAGAAGCGTGGATTGATAATTACTTTGAGCAAGGCACAGCTTATGCTCTCATGTATGAAGAACTTGTTGGCAAACCAATGGATCAAATCGTCATTATAATCTCATGTGATGATAGTGAACAGCCTCAGGTATTCATCCGCGACAAGAACCAATATATCCAAAACTTACTAGAAAAAATTCATCTCTATAAACAGGAAAACTTCTAATGTACTTAGACCCGTGGATGATCGTAACAGTCTGTATTGCTTTTGGAGCATGTGCTTTTATCAGCAGGCGTCAAGGCTTTGTTGTTGGTGCAATGAATACTTTGCAGGCCTTGGAAGAACAGCGATACATCAAAGTAGAAGAAGACGGCAGCATTAAGCGTTGGACTCCCTATAATGATTTGCCCGTGAAGAAGACTAAGAAGAAGGTTGACAAGTCTAAGTAACTAGTATAATATATACTTCTGTTATCGATGAAGAGGATCGAAAAACGTTTGGGACGCGGGGGCAGTACCCGCCGCCTCCACCACGAACACACCAAACGGTTCAGGTTCCGCAAGGTGCGTTAATCAACTAAGAACTGTGGTTTGAGACCACTATGTCCTTGCTTGGTGTGTTCTTGATGGGGGCGAACTAGGCTCGACCTGCGTAGAATAGTGAATTGGAGATAACCGAGAGGCGACTGTCGTATACAGCGCAAAACTACAAATGCTAACGATAACAACGTTGCATCTAAGGCTTACGCTCTAGCAGCATAAGTGCTTTGGGTATGGCTCCACCTAGAAACAGAACGGGCCGCTTTAACACACAACACAGGAATATATTATGTCAAAAACCCCCTATGAACTTCGCTATGAACTTCTCATGATGGCGCAATCAATCATCACCGAAAATCTAATGAACGAACGCATTCGTCTAGAAAACGATTGGAACATGGAATGCGACAAGCTTCGCAGACTGGATAATCCGAGTTATCCTAAGTTTCCGAGTGTTCCGACTATTGATGTGAATAATGTCATTGAGTTGGCGAAGATTCTGAATAACTTTGTATCAAACACTGGAGAATAATAATGATTAAGACTACTATTGCTACGGCTCTTATTGCCACTGGACTTATGCTCACGCCTGCACAGGCCAATGGTGTAAAGCTTGGCACTCTTACATGTCAGATTGAGGGCGGCGCTGGCTTGCTCATCGGTTCTGTCCGTAAGGGCGAATGCACTTACAATGCAACTAACGGAAAGTCTAAGCACTATAATGCAACCTTCTCTCGTCTCGGCGTAGATGTTGGCGTCTCAGGCAACAAGACTGTTGTTTGGGCAGTATTTGGTGTTGACGGCACTTCTAACGGCGGCCTCAAGGGCACCTATATCGGCGTCAATGCTGAAGCTCAGTTGGTCATCGGCGTTGGAGCTAATGCTCTCGTTGGTGGACTTGAGAATGGAATCGTGTTGAATCCTGTTTCCGTCTCTGGTCAGACTGGTATTGGTGCAGCCGCGGGTGTCGCATCTCTCAGACTGGAATAATCACTAAATACTACAGGCACTAAATTAGCGAGGTCTGTATGAAAGTCGTAAAACCGTTCTATATCTGGTGGATTACCAATTTAGCTGTGGCATCTGGAGTTTTCTGGGCCTACTATCACGGTATCATTCACAAAATTTGGATTGACGATGTTACGATGATCACTACAGCCCTCGCTGTTTTGTATGTTGTAACAACCATACTAATCGGCTATATCGCATACACCAAAGATTTTGGTAGCAAGTTAGTTGATGCTTGCTGGTTTCTATCTGAACAAATGTTAGCCCTTGGCATGTTAGGTACTGTCATCGGCTTCATTTATCTTCTCACTTCTGGTATAACTTCCGCTTCTGTTACTGATCCAACAAGTTTAGCCGCACTCTTGGCTAACATGTCGGTGGGTCTAGGTATTGCTTTGTACACAAATGCGACTGGCATATTGGCTAGTCTCATAACAAAGGCGCTGCTATATGCAGTAACATTTGATCATGAAGAATAAGAAGTTTGATTTTCGCACCGCATACATTGACCTTCTCATAGCACTCTTGATGGGTACAGTTGTTCTATTCATGTTGACAACTCTACTCATCGCACCAATCACAAAGAACAACGAAGGCATCAAGAAGAATGCCGACTATATCATCACTATAGAATGGCCTGTAGAAATAGATTGCGATTTAGATTTGTGGGTTAAAGATCCTCAGAACAATGTCGTATCATTCAAATTACCAGATGCAGGTCTAATGTATCTTGAGCGTGATGATATGGGTAAACGCAGAAGTGTGTTTGAACTTGAGGGTGAAGATATCATTATTGATCCTGATAACA